CTCCATCGCCTCTTAAAAATGTTGTACTATCTGCTGTACCTGTAGCTGATAACTTAGCTACGGTTACAACGCCTGAATCAATTGTAAATGTCTGACCATCATTGCTAACTGTAATGTCACCCTTGTCTCCATCATTAAGAGCACAAAACTGAATAATATTGTCTTCAAAATTTCTAATAAACAGTTTAGCATTTCTGGTATTAATTGCAATTTCGCCTAAACTTAAGGTACCAGTAGTTGGTATTGCTCCACCAGTTCCACTGCGTTTATGAAGCAATGTTACTGCCATTAGAATGTACCTCCATCAAAGGTAATACCGTCAATTGTACCACCAGTAATCGCAACACTGCTGGCATTTTGAGTTGCCATTGTACCAAGACCTAAGGTGGTTCTACCAGCCGAAGCATCTGCATCATCTACTAAGCTACGACCAAATGCAGTAAAGCTAGTAGTAGTAAAGGTATCAGAAGCTGTAGCATAGATAAGGGTATTAGCTGAAGTACTTACGCCAGCTAAAGCAGTTAAGGTAGCATCAAGAGCCTGAGCGTCTACGATACCATATCCAGCAAGAGTTGTTGGGTTGGTTCCTGCTGTTACTAGACCCTTGGCATTGACTGTAACGGACTTATAGGTACCAGCAGTTACGCCTGAGTTGGCTAGAGTAGTTGTAAATGAACCAGTACCAGAACCAGTCACATCGCCAGTTAGGGTAATTGTTTGGTCGCCTGTATTGGTACCGCTAATTGTTGCAGTTGAACTGACGGTTAAATTACCACTGAGTGTAACTGTACGATTAGCATCACCAGTATTAAGATATAGTTGTCTTGTTGCTGTGTGATCGCTGGTATTATTAATTACAAGATATGAGCCGTTATTAGATAGACCCATATCCAACAATCTTAGTGTTTGGAATGCAGCGTTCTGGCTAGATGTCAAACTAGAAGACAGTGCATCGGTAATACCATAACCACTAAGGGTTGTTGGATTAGTACCAGCAGTTACTCTACCGTATGCATCTACAGTTACAGACTTGTATGTATTAGCAGATACGCCAGTGGTTGCAAGATCAATACTGTCGGCATTAACTACGATTCTAGATGTAGAAGCAGTAGCCACATCAATAGTATTACCACTCTTGGTAAGACCAGCTCCAGCTGTAATTTGACCAGCACCAGAGAACTGAGTCCAAGTAATAGCCGTAGTACCAATAGTAATTGGAAGGTTTGTAGTAACTACATAACCATTGTCAGCATTAGCTGTACCTTCTTCTACGAATTCAAATGAACCAGGAAATTCAACATCTTGATTCATGTCGGTAGCACGGGTTAGTACGAATACTGCACTGGCTCCACCAGTAGCAGTAACAACATACATACCGTTTTCAAATGCATTGGCTTGATTCTTAACCAGAATTCGATCATCAACTGCTACGGCAACACCATCTACAGAAAGAGCACCATTAGATGTACCAGTAATAGTTGCATTAATACCACTGGTACCGTTAGAATAAGTTGATGCTGGTAAAGCTGCTGCGGTAGCAAGTCTAGCTGAAGTGTGGGTATGGATGCCTTGTGATACGGCATCTACATATGCTTTGGTTGCAGCATCTTGATTCTGTGTAGGATCAGCAAGACCAGTAATCTTACGACTATTAAATGGAACATCAGCTGTTGGCTGTGCCATTTGATCTAAACGATTTGTTCTTACCTGAGTATCGAAATCAGAGATCTTGTTTGCAGCAAGAGTAGGAATATCAGCGGCTACCAAGGCTCTAAATGTTGGTGTGCCAGCACTACCGTTTGGTGCAGCAAAAACATTATTAGCAGTTTGAGAAGCAAGGGTTGCTGTCAGAGTACCAGTGGTTGTAACTGGACTGTTGCTAATTGTAAAAATGTTGGGAAGAGATAAACCAACACTTGTTACTGTACCAGCACCTAAATTCAGAGCCTTTACGAAGGCTGTAGTAGCAACGGCTGTTGAGTTATCAGAGGTTGCTTGAGTAGTAGCAGTAGCATTAGAACCTAATGCAACAGTACCACTGAATGTTTTGTTACCAGTAATTGTTTGTGTACCAGAAAGACCAACAAATGCACCAGTACCGCCAATAGCCTCAATGGTTGTTGCGGTTCCGCCAGCACCACCTGTGCCTTTACCATAGTAAAGGATCATATCTACTTCGTTAAATGCTAACTCTGCGTTTTCTAGTGATGTAGGTGCTCCAGCATTACCAGAAGCTCTTCGTTTGATTCTAAGTGTATTTGCCATTATTTCTCTCCTTTAAAAGTTACCACCATCGGTAAGGTTTTCGGGTGCATCGTTCACCCACTTGGTTCCAGAATATCTAAAAACTTGACCAGTTACAGGATTTGTTACTTGAAAATCCGATAGGTCTGCTAACGAATGAAAGTGTGTTGATGGATCTGCATCCAGATAAGTTAAGCCACTCCATGTTGCAATACCATTACCCACTTTTAATTTATCATTTGTTACATCATATCCAATTTCTCCAAGAGCCAGTATAGGATTTGCTGTAGTCCAGTTGCTAGCAGTATCTCTACGAACTCTAATTGTATAGGGCATTAAGCACCTCCCCCATCTAATATAGGATTACCAGTATAGGCTCCTGAATCTCCTCCATCAATATCAAATAATCCAGTACTGGTGGTTGACCCAGTTAATCTAGAGTCGTCTGCCCTTACTGCCTTTGAAGAACTAACTTCACCGTTTGCAGCAAAGTTTACAGATATTGTTCTGTTTTGTGTCAGGTCGCCACCACCAAGCAAACCGTTGCCAGCTGTAATTGACAACGTAGCATCTGCCACTTGGTTTGTTGCAGCACTTAGTACACCACCATTACTTAGCTTTAGGCCGTACCCAATTGACACGGGTTGTTGATAACCAGTGCCTGATGATGACCATCTACCAGCTAACGTGCCTTGTTCTAGTGTAGTATATATTTCTAACTTATCGGTTCTAGTAATTAAATCTGTAATATTATCCTTATCTTTGCTAATAGATTGATCTAATGCAACAGAATAACTATTTAAAGATATTAATGTACTTTCGTGTTTATTAACTTGAGTTTTTAATTCTTCAAGTTGTGTTTCTTGGGCTCGATAAAGTGGGGCTACCTTTGTATCAGCAAGTCGTCTTGCGACTGCTGATTGTTTCTTATCAGTCATCCCTTACACTTTCTACCCTTGGGACAGGACGCCTTTGAACCACCAGGCCCCGCCCAAAGATTCTTACAGGCCCAGTATTTAGCACTTAGTTTATTATCCGCAGAGTCGCAATTATGCCGTGCTTTGAAAGACTTACGAGCTTCCGAACTATAGTTGTGACCATAACCTTTTGCTCCAAAGTGAATGATCTTTTCTTGTCCATTGGCACACGCCTTAACCATCTTCTTCTTGCCAGCTGAAGTAGAGGCTCTTGGTTTATTGCAGGGCATTGATTTTTTATCAGGTCTTTTAGCCATTGGGTTGTCCTCCTAGCATCTGCATTGCTTGCTGACTGAGTTCTGGTGGAATGTTTACACCACCAGTATTCATTAGGTCTTGTTGAGCAGCACCGCCCATAGCCTGAGCAGCAGCACCAGCAAACATCTTTTGCATTTCCATTTGTTGTTGAGCCTTGGCCATTTCCATCTTTTCTTTGCGTAGTTCTTCTGCACTACGGACCCAGTTGTTGGCATCAAAACCCATAGCCGTGATCAGGGCTCTAGCATAAGACTCCCACTTGAAGGAAGAAGCAGCTTCTGGTGGAAGATTGCGAACCATCTCACCCATCTGGAGCAACTTGGTGATGTCTGATTCACGGCTAAGGGATTGAAGACCCGTAAGGATTTCGATATTGAGAATACCGTTTTCCTCATCAAATTGATCTGACATGCGTGGATCAATCTCTTGATTTGATAACATTAAATAAATGGTTCTTTGGATAATTGGAACCATAAAGTCTCTAGCAATAGCAGAGAAGGTACCACCTAGAATTGTTTCTAGTTCGTTACCTACGGCTCTTACGGCTGTGGCTGTGACACGATCTCCTGTAGGCATGGCTGCTGTCTGCAATAAGAAGCCTTGGCCTACCTCTTTACGCATTGCGTCTACGGCTGAGGCACAAGCCTGTAGTTGTGGATTGATTGTTTCACCTGGGGTGATGACAAACACATCCTGCTTTCTAGCACCTACCCATTGACCATTCTGTGCGCCTGAGAGATCGTCAATTTCGGTAATGCCAGCTGGATCTACACCCATGAAAAATGTAGAACCCGCTGCCATACCTTGAATCATGGCGCGGCTATAGGATTCTAGGGTACGAATATCTGAATAAATATCTTCGACGTGACCTCTACCATAGTCTTCGCCAGCAACACTAGCCCAACGAAGAAGCACATAAGGAAGAACACTGTAGAAACCCTTGTCGATGATTTCTCCTTCAAGTTCTTTGTGGACTTCCCAAAGTTGGTCTTCATTCTGGAAGACTCGGATATATACTGTTTTAAAACCTGTTTGTTTTTCCTCGCCCGAAAGGAAGTCATAGGCACTGGCTGGCTCCTCATTGCTAGGGGAAATGAATTCAAGATAGATGAATTCTTTTACAGAGCCGTTTACATCACGTCGTACTACAAACTGATCTAAACGAATTACTCGGAAAGAATAATCATTTTCCATTACGATCAGCACATCTCCCACGACAATGAGATGTTGCATTGCAAGATAGGAAATCTCACGAAGATTGTTTGAAATTAATTTTTTATAGACCTGGAAAGACAACCTGTTTAGATACTCTGCAATCTCTGGAGTTGGTTCTCGACCATTCTTAAGACCAAATGTAAAGAATGGAGTATCGTTTAAAGGAATAAGAACACTAAGGATCTTGCTGGCTAAGGATGTAACGCCTCGGGATTGAACAGAAGAGTAAGTCTGAAACAGATTATCCTCTCCAGTCAGGCTTTGGTATGGCAGTAACGTAGGTACAGTTAGTGCTGAACAGGCCCTAGCCTTGTTCAGTTTAGACTCTCTCTTTGCATTGAGTGTCCACCAGCGATCTTTAATGGTCTTTTCAGCGTTCATTGTCTCTCCTTATAGTGGTCTATCTAAACCTTCGTAACCAGGTCTTTCAATTGTAGGCATGGCAAGATTGAATCCACCACCAAATTCACTAACTTCTTTTGTGGATTGGCCTTGCATTTCTTGGAAGACTGCGGCTTCTTGTTGCTCTTCTCTTTGCAGTTCATTTGCTTTTTCGACAGCAGCTTCTCTGCGTCTAGTGAGTTCAGCAACACGCTCTCGTTCACGCTCTACGCGCATACGATCTTCAGCTTCTCTTTGATATTGTTGTTGCAAAGCCATTTGCCTTTGCATCATTTGTTCTTGTCTTTCCATTTCCTCTTGGACATTAACTTGTGGAGCTCCACCACCCTTTTTAGGCATATTAACCTCCCTTTTCTTGCTGATCTAATAATGATTTTAGTTTTGCCAGAACTTCCAATTGACCAGCCTTAAAGCCACGCTCATAGTCCTTTAGCTTTAAGTCGTTTGGGCTTAGGGTTATGGTCTTCTCCAGATACTGGATCAGTTCCTTCCGAATGTACAGGTTCTCTTTCATTCATTTTATCCATTTCTACTTTGTGGATATACGCTAAACAAAGGGAAAGGTCAGGGTCCTTTACGGACCCCGCCTTCCACTTTCGTAGTAATAAGTCAAGCTTGTTCATTTGATTTTACCATGATGTTAAGGTGGAAATCTTTCTCACCTGGTTCTATTTTGTTTTCTATTAATTGATCTTTTAGATTATCTAAAAAGATTCCAACCATCGCCATGTTATTAAAACCGACATTTAATGTACAGTTCTTCAGCCTAACTAGTTTCATAGTTTCGGCTAGCGCCTGATCCATGTCATATTCGGATTCAATATACATCGTTGACATTGAAAACTCCTTATGTAATTTCGCAGCCATTGGCTGTACATGCTAGCGCACGGGCATTAGTAGTACCATCTTCTGTCTCGTAGTTGGACAGGAGATTAAAATTAACGTTAGTTGGCATAGCATCGTTCAGCTTATTGTACTGCTCTTCGGTGATTGCTTCGAATGGTGCTTGCTGATATACATGGTTATCCTTCGGCAAGAAAGAAATGCCAGACACCATGTCCCAGTGCTTCCATAACCAACCACCAATATGCATAAAGTCGTTGTCAGTATAGTTTACAGTAATGCTTGGCTTGTGATCGCAGTACCATGCTTGGTATGCTAGCCACAGATTGAGATGTCCAATTGCATTGATCTGCTCTTCGGTGATACCAAAGTCAGCCTTGATTGGGAATGAGAAGATCAGGGTATGATCAGGCTTCATTACACAGGGCTCGCTTGGTACACCAGAATCAATCATGAACTTGGCCATAGGTGAGTTCTTATCCATTCTAATTCGACGGATATAGAACTTGCTATAGCGTGGATGTAAACCAGATGCAGTTCCTGCTACACAGGAAGTGGTACCTTCTGGTTTAATACAGGTAATAGACTTGGATGGATTGATACCAAGATATCCAGCCCATTTTTCATTGACCTTACGAGCAACGAATTTAAGAGCACCAAGTAGTTTCTGTAGTTCTTCTGGACCATTGCCACCATTCGTTAGATTGTTATCAAAGATACCAGTCATTGATACACCAAGCAAACGTTCTTCTTCACAGTTGTTGTTGAAAGAAGGGTTGTTGTTTGATGCAAAGTAGGTAAAGTTAGTCAACGCACTTTGTAAAGTACCAAGGATTGTTGCAAGACGAATCTTATCAATTAGCTGTGGTGCCTGATCATCAGGACGTACCGCAATGGTTGATAGATTGCAGAATTGATTTGGCCTGAGGATAATCTCAGAGCACGGATTAGTTCCAAACTCAAACTCTGTTTCTCGTCCAGCACGCTTGGCAATCATACGCATAGCTTCTCTGTTGCAGATACCACGCTCGCCTGAGCGGGAATTGTACAACGATGACCATTCATGCATGAAAGAACCCATGTCTGGCTTGGATTCATAGACAGCCGAGTTATTAGCTAGGGCTCTATGACCTTCTTTTTCCCACCAGGGGCCACTCTTGGCATGTGCCATCTCGTAATCAGACAAGTCCGACAGGCTAATCAGAGCCGAGCGGCGTACACCACCCGAAATGATTGAGTCGGCAATCTGACAAACAAGATCGTGTACTTCAATTGGCTTGAGCTTGCGGCCCCGAGCCTCGTAGAATACATTTGCCGTGAACTTGATTAGTCTGATAAATGGTTCAGGACCAGATGCTCGACCACCAAAGGTCTTTAGTCTGGCTCCTGAGGGGCGGATCTGGCTGGTATCTACAGTCAAATGATGACCATTGTATAGGTTATCAACGAACTGTCGATAGGCATTTGCCCACCCTTCCCGAGAATCTTCTACAACAATAGACCGATCTGTCTTTACGATTGTGTCATGAACCGTAGGTAGTTGTTGAATATTCTTCTTTTCGACAGAAAACCCAACACCAGTACCACAAGCTAGGGTATACAGGATATTGGATAGGTCCTGAGTGGACTGGACGGCTACATAACAACAGTTATAGGCAGCTACATCATCCTTGTCTAGTGCAGGACCAGCAGTCATTAGTGCTCGCATTGACCCGAAGAGTTGACGATTCTTCATCATCTCACGGGCAGCACCAATCTCTTTCATTTCTTCTAGGGGAACCTTGGATGTGATATCTAACCGCTTGATTAGATAATCAAAGTAACGATCCACGGCCTCTTCCCAAGTCTCTCTACGATTCTGATCTGGTAGCCAGCGACAATACTTATCCACCGCTACGAAATCTTCAAATACTTTGCTCATTTATTACTCCCTTGTCTAAGTCCAAAATGTTTCTAACTCCGTGGTTATTTGGACACCACAGGTTGATTGTATTATTTTCCTTGTCATAATCATCATGACGAAGGATACGAACGCACCTAGCTTGGGCTAGGGCAAAGTCTTTACGATACATATCAACAGGTCTTTTCTCTTCTGGTCGTTTTGCCCAGTCTTCCTCTTGGTACATATCTATAATCTTTTGATCCCATTCTTCCTTGGGATTGTTATCTAGGAACTTCTTAGCCTTGGCAGGACCTACCTTCCAAAGACCCCAGATATTATCAGTAGTATCTCCAGTCATCCATTGCTGGTAGAAATACTTATCGGCCTCTTCTCCAGATACCAGGACTGGTTCTGATTCCTTGTCGGGATTCCAATGCCACCCAGGAATCTGCCTGAGATCCTTGTCTACAGTTATACCCACAGCCTGACCTGACGACACCAGCATTCCAATAAGATCATCTGCTTCTAGGTTGTTGACACACCTGACTGTTGTATTTTCTACATCGTAGATAGTCTCTAGTGCAACAGGCATTGACTCTGGTGACTTGAAATCCTCTCTGTGCTTCTTGTAGGCTGGCCAAAACATTCTCCTAAAGTTCTTATTACGAGGACAGGACATGGCAATGTAGACGGTATCTACACCTTGTGGCGTCCAGTTCTTAATGTCTTGATTGATACGACCAGGAAGTTCTTCAATACCTTCGGCATCTGCCCAGAAGGCAGCCCGATAAGCAATGATGTCTCCGTCAAGGATTGCTGTTGTCGGCATCTTCATTGTATTCTTCCAGTTCCAGATAACCAAGATCAAGCCAATACTTTAGGGCTTGTTTTACAATATGCTCTAGTTCTTCTAGATCACCATCGTTATTGATGATGATGTCAAAGGTTTCTTCTGCATCTTCTTGCTTAGCTGGGATCAGTATGTCCTTTTCAATTTGATTTGACATTGCTTCGCTTTCGTGGTTACGCCACTCGGCATTGTGCTCGTTAAGTTTACGAGTACCTTGAGACAAGAAGATCTGAGTAGCTACGAGTTCACGACCAAACGCAAGTTCGTTCATGTAACGTACATCATCTTGAATAATAACATACTCGTAGTTTGTTTTTTTGGCAATCTTGTTGTCAATTTCCTTGATCATGTATTCCTGGATTGTTTCGTAAGCCTTAGTTACCCAGTAATCAGGATCTTCTGCTCGCTTGCTGGCACCGATATTCTGACAGAAATCACGGTAGGCAGAAGAGTCACCTTCTTTAGTAATGCCTTGTGCCG